TCTAAAGGAATCAATGAATCTTTTAGTTGGACAAACGGTAAATTGTGATCATGAGGATGATGTAGGTAATGCTATAGGTTCAGTAAAATCTGTTTATTGGCAAGATTCATATGTAGATGATGAAACTGGTATAACAATTCCTGGTGGTATAAATGGGGTATTAAAAATTGATGGTGTAAGTAATCCAAGAATTGCTAGAGGTATAAATATGGATCCACCATCCATACATTCTAATTCAGTTACAGTAGTATTTTATTGGGAACCATCTCATCAGTTTAATGAACCATATGAATTTTATGAAAAATTGGGTACTTATGATGAAAATGGCCAATTAATTAGAAGAATAGTTACTAAAATTGTGGCTTATAAAGAAACTTCTTTAGTTTCACATGGTGCTGATCCATTTGCTCAATTAATAAATGATAATAAAATAATAAATCC